CGGCAACGTCCTATGAGCCACTGTAAATTTATCTGGGTAGAATCTTTTTCCACTCGCAGTTAAGTGACCCGATTGATACCAAGTAGCATATCCTTGGTAAATAATATTTAGTTCTTCAGGAACTTTTCCGACTGGTTCTACTGGTTTCGGTGGTGGTAAAAACTTTTGAATAAACTCTGTTGTTGCACATCCTGTAAGGGAAAAACAACATAATATCAAGATCAGTTTTTTCATTTTTTCCAACATTTAATTGGTGCGCGAGGAGGGACTTGAACCCCCAACCAGACCGTTATGAGCGGTCGGCTCTAACCGTTGAGCTACTCGCGCTTATTATTAAGCAATGATTGCTGCGTTATAATGATAAACTTCTGGGCAAATGTCAGGAGCTTTTATACCTTTGTTCACATATATATCTCTTGTTATAACTTGATGAACAAAATTAGTTATTGGTCCATCATAAAAACGACACCAAGGTCCTGATTTCAATTCATCCATAACTATATTTTTTATATCAGGCCACTGAATGAGTCTAATTTTAGCATCGCCGACCTGAACCATTACATGATATATATTATTGTCTGCCTCTAGAAATTTAAACGGTAGACCCATCTTATTGGATAAAAACGCAACAATTTTGATTAACTGACTAAGAGTTTTATGTCCTTCGCCAGGAGATCTACCAATATCAGAACCCATACGAATCCTTATCATTTGTGTATAAGGAGCCAAAGATTGAGCTTCATAAATGATACTAGACAAATGATCCCAATTTTCAACAGTGTAGCCTATGTATGCACTTTGTATACCATGTTTTGCTATGTTTAAAATACCTTGAATCTGTTTATCATGAACCTCTTTTCCTTGATAAGATTCATGATTTAGACCGATAGCAACATATCCCAAACCAGCATTTTTGAGATCTTTTACGAATTTTTCTTTATGAAATAGTACACCATTAGTTAACATGCTAATAATAGGAGAATATCTTTTTGACATAACATCAACTACATCGACAATATCTTTTCTTACAGTGGGTTCAGCACCAGCTAACATATAAGACATAGCTTTTGGAAATTGATCGACTTCTTTAAAAATATCTTCTATTGGTTTGTCTTTTGCTTTATTATTCGGTAGGTGATAGCAATGAGGGCATGTTAAATTACATCTATCTGTGACCTCGAAAAGAATTATATTAAAATTGTACAATTCTAAAGGAGTTTTCTTCAAGGCACGATAAAACGTAGCATCGCTCTCGACAAGATACTTCATAGTTTGGTTATTACAATTACAAGTTTTTGTAATCCAAATACTATTTTCTTCTTCTATAAGGTTGGCAGGTATATGCGAATAACAATACTCGCATATACTAACTGTTGTTTTCAAAAAAATACTCATTATGAAAGGATTTCTTTCAATCTATCAGCCGCATATGAAGCGGCAAATGCTTCTGGCTTTACCTTCGGTGAAAAACCACACATGCCACGAATGTATCCAGTCGCTTGCTGAATCACACAAGATGATCCATGCATTTCATCTGGGTTAATATCAAGATGAACTTCACAATGACGATCGCCAATATCTTCGAACAAATCGAGATACATCTGAGATGCACGATACACTTCATTCATTAGACGAAACGAAGGACGATCGTGTTTTTTATCGTAATCACGTTCTGTGCTTACTTGACCAAAAACCTTACATCCACGAGAGCCATCAAGATGAACCACGATAGCAACTGTGTAATCGGCGTACCACTGGTTATCCCTACCACGATAGCGTTCACTATCGGCTCCAATGTACACACATGATGTTTCTGAAGAGTTACGGATAAATTGCTTAACTTCATCGATGTTAAATTCTCTTAACATATTTCACCTGTTTTGGAGCGGATGGCCAGACTCGAACTGGTCTTCACTAGCTTGGAAGGCTAGGGCACAACCCTTATACCACACCCGCAATTTTAACTATATTCATTCATGTTAGGATAATAGAACCTATCATAAGACTCGTCATCCGAATAACCCACAGGCATAGAGTTGACGCCTAATGAGAACCTAGTTTCTGAAGAAATATTAGGATCTACTGTATGTAACAAGTTTGCGGGAAATACGCAAAAGTTACCTTCTACAAATGGATTTCTATGAATTGGGCTAATCCTTTGAAATCTATTTAGGTCTCTATTAGGAGAAATCATAGTAAGTCTATCAGTATTTAGGAAAGTCGTACCATGAGTTTTTTGATCTCCATGCAAATAATATACACCTGCTAGGAATGCATTTCCGTGTTTATGTGGGTGATGAAACCCACCTGGCTTTTGCCTCGTAGCCCACATAGAAGTGATAGCTTGAGATTGACTATATCCCATATCATGCATTGCAAAAGATAGGCAATCATCAAAAAACTCATGATATGGTTGGAATATCTCATTTTGATGAAGGTCGGCGCTCGTTAAATCTATATATGGCGCTTTAGTTTCTTTATATTCTTCTTCATTTTCTAGATATTGAAGAGTTCTGCCCTTCAATACTTCGTGATCTTTAAACTGAAATGTGTAAATTGGACTAGAAAAGATAGTCGTTACAGTTTTAGATACTTCATTTAACATAACTTACTTCTTTCCACGCTTCTTACCCTTCAACCGACGAGACTTACGCTTCGCAGAACCAACCTTACGACGACCCTTACGAGGACGATTTTTATGAGGATGCGGCATTATATACTCCTTTGTTGAAATGGTACTCGTGGAGGGATTTGAACCCACGATGAAACCGTTATGAGCGACTGGCCTTAGACCACTTGGCGACGCGAGTTTAGTGTTAGACGATTAACGGCGCATTATAAATGCGAAATAATTCAGTTCCTGCATGTATTGTTTTATAATTAGTACGTGGAGGAACCTCTACTGTTTTAAGAATTCTATATTCAGAAAGATCAACAGTATTTTGAGTAGCAAATTTAATCTTAGGCATCCAAGCCATAGAAGTTGGATTATTACCAAAGTGCTTTATCAAAACCCATTCTTCCTGAGGTACATCAAGCAAATCGAAAGACTTGACAGGCATTAACTTATTTGCTGCAATAATAGCCGGTGCAGCTATAAGCCCACCAAGGAATAATCTTCGAGACGGCATAATGATACTACTCATGAAAATACATCCTTTAGAAGTTTGGTGCCCATGGTCGGATTCGAACCGACACTGTATGGATTTTAAGTCCACTGCCTCTCACCAGTTGGGCTACAGGGGCGTTAATTCATTATATTCTTATACTACTCTACTTATTAATAAAAGTCAAGTGCTTTTTATGAATTCTGCACATAATCCAACCATTATAATAATCATTTGATTCTAACACATTATTTTCGAACTGATATTTAGCTTCAAAATACCCAAATTCTCCTTTAGACTTACAAAGTCTGAGAATTTCCCTTTTGAAATTTTCTTTACCGAGGTTTTTTACATCCTCTTGAAGCTCTTTATTAGATCCATAATAGTCGAGCCAATCAGATTCTACTTTATATCTTTTCTTTTTACCATTGACTTGTTTTGTTTTGGAAAAATAGAAATTTTTCTTACCGATATATTTCCTACCGGTAACCTGGTTTGTTATTAGGTACACAAACCCAATATATTCGCCTGGATTATCAATATATTCACCATTATAAAACCACATCGGGAGTCCTCCTCCCGATATTTACACCTTTAGATTATGGGTCCCAAACATCCTCTTCTTCGTCGATACCTTCATCGTCATACACTAACTTATTACCACAAAATGGGCAAAACTCTGGTTCTGAAACAGAATCGTGAACGATTTCGAATTCTGCATCGCATTCTTGACATGTGATCATGTTGTTGTTCCTGTTTTTGAGACACTGCAAGTCACCCTTGTAGGGCATTGTGGATTATTGCACACATATGACATTGCCTTATTTATATCGCCACCTATACCACAAACACCACAGGCTTGATAAACTACCGTGTTTGGTGGCCAAGGATTGGTTGTACGTGGAACTGGCCAAGCTGGGTAATCTCTTGGCCACTGAATATCCATTGTTTTTGCTGGTTTGGTCGTGTCAGGAACATAAGTGTTATCTTTATGAAACTCTTGCTTTGCTGCTTCCCAACCAGCTTTGAAACCAAGCTCGTAAGGTGAAGGAGGTGCAAACTCCTGCATAAACTCAGCACAACGCTTCATAAGATCATCATACTTTTGCTTATATTCTTCTGATTGTAAGTATTTAATTTGATCAGTTATCTCAGTCATATTTTCTCTCCACCCAAAATTCAGGACTAGGATGTCCCATAGCTTCTTCTACTGCACGATAACCTTCTTTGTAAACTGACTTTTCGGGGTTCCGCTCCAGTGCTTTGCGAGCTTCATCCCGCTCAATGACGCATTCCTTCAACGCCTCTCTAGCACCGAGGAAGCACTCCGTTGTATGCTCCAATGCCGTCTCTAGTTTCTCGATATGACTGGCGGCTTTATTGAAAGCATGGAAATACAACTTAAACTGGTTTTCCAGTTTTTCGATGCGCTGTTCTTTATCAGCAATGGTCTGCTTCATTTCCATGATGCCGCCAGGACCAGAAGTGAGTTGTTCGATACGTTCAACGCCAACTCTGATAGCACCAATAGCGATATCATATTGCGATTGTAGTCGTTCGTTTTCTTTAGCAACAGCTTCGGCAAATTTCTCAAGAGGCATTTCAAGTTTATCACTCATAGACTAAATCCTTTAAAAGTTTCACCATTAACATCTTTTTTGACACCACCATTTACATAGCTAGTGATCTCAGTTTCTTGAGGAGCTACTTGAACTTCTGCACCAGAAATCCACTTCTGTGTCCAAGGCAATGGATTAGATCCACCCTTATATGGGGTAGGCAAACCAACAGCAGTCATTCTTTTGTTAGCAATCCACTCGATGTATTCTGAGAGTAGGACTTCGTTGAGACCAACCATCGACCCGTCTTTGAATAGATAACTTGCCCATGCTTTCTCTTGCTCAACAGCGCCCACAAATAAGTTGACGCATTCATCTCTTGTTTCTTCCGCAATTCTGGCGAAATCTTCATCCTCTTTCGGTAGCGCCTTGAGTAGCTGTTGTGTTCCAGCGAGATGCAGGTTTTCGTCACGAGCGATAAACTTAATGATTTTCGCATTACCTTCCATCCTCTTGACTTCCGCAAATGCCCATGAGCATGCAAAAGATACATAGAACCTAACTCCTTCAAGAACATTAACAGACATTAGCGCAAGCCAGAGAGCTTTCTTATGCATATATCTATTTGATTCGTCTGGATACTTAATTGTATTATTATACCAAATCAACTTATCATAATACTTACTGATATCCTTAGCGCAATCAACGATCTCAGCAATATCCATTATCTCATCGAATATCTTGGATGGGTTTGGATAAATGTTTCGTATGATGTGCGTATAGCTGCGTGAGTGGATGGTCTCTGAGAACGCCCAAGTTGTGATCCATGTTTCGAGTTCAGGTAAACTACAAATAGGTCCAAATGCCATTGTTGGTGCTCTACCTTGTACTGAGTCAAGGAGAATTTGTCGCTTAAGATTTGAGGTAAAAATATGTTGTTCATGAACAGTTAGATCCTTAAAGTTCTTGGCATCCTTATAGATATCCACTTCCTCTGGACGCCAGAAGAAACCAAGCTGCTTGTCTGTGAGCTTCTCAATCCAAGCATATTTCTGTCTATCATATCTTGCAATAGTAGGAGCATCATCGAAAAAAGCCTTTACCTGAGTTGCATCTTTCTTATTATTTGAATCAAATACGCTGTACGTCATCTATATTCCTAGTCTCCCAATCTGGTACGAAATCTTCCCAATCTTTTGCTCTTTCGGGATGTTTACGAAGGAACATAATTACTCTATGAATAAAATATTTGGTATTGTATTTTGGATCAGTCATAATTTGCATATCACGATCTTGTCTATCGTTTTTGTCGCTCCACTCGCTCACTTCACCAACTCTAGCTTGATGTCTTCAATAAGTTGTTCGACACGTTTGCGCCAAACATTTTTCTGTTCCTCAGTATAATGAGTAGCCCATTCACCACCATTATTACCAAGAGCCATAATGATTGCATATTTCTCAATTAAATTTTGCATGATTCACAATCCTCATCTTCAATAACACCAGCAGCTAATGGTGCTTCTTCATATTCTCCAGCACCATCATTAGTGTTGAAATAGTATAGCTGCTTTCCACCATACTTATAGAACATCAACAGATGACCAATCATATCACTCATCGGTATCTTTTCATCTTCGTAGAACTTAGGGTTGTACGAG